AGGCTGGGTTCGCAGCGTATTCTAAGTGAATCTTAATGTGGCTGATGTGATCTTGGTCGGGGTATGCCGCCGCTGGTCTGCCCATTGTCATCGAAACGTTTTCCAACGCTGGGTTTGACTCTTTCGCGCCCAATGGGTTTGGTAATATCTCGTCAATGTTAGGCACCTTGAGCTGGTGTAATACCCTGCGATACGCTGCCCGAATGTCAAACATTCCAGGTGGCGCTGATGTTGCCATCTGCAAGATAGCCTGGTTCTGAGCTAGACGTTGCGTCTCGGAGAAAATGTTGGGGTCAGATACTGGACGTACGTCGCTGTTGTATGCAAAGTCACGTACACGAATTTCTTCGCCGGACTGGTTGTCCATCTCTTCCAAGTACCAGTGATTGATACGGGAGATAATTGCCAGCGATTTAGCTTGGCTGCGGTGTAGTCGTGCGTGAATGCTGGAGAATACCTTAGCGCCCTGCTCGATGAGAGCCTGGGCCGTACCAACCGGCATGTTGTTGTTTGCCTCACCAATTTTTTCTTCTGCGGTGGTGACAACGCCTTTAGCCGCATCAGTTAACCAGCCAAGTAAGTTAAACAGTACGCTGGACGGTTGATTAAACGGCATTGGCATCGCAATCTTGCGAACATCGTCAACGCCAGGTGCTCCTTCAATTTCTACTACTTGCGTAGGTTCGATTCGATCGCTTTGGCCACCAATTCGTCCACCCTTGAGCTTAAGTAGCGTTTGGGAATTATTAATATGCGCCGCGTCAAGGAGAGCGCGTAGAGCACCAGTGAGAGCAGCGCTAAGGCCGCCAATAAGATGGGGGAGACCAATAGCATAAGCGCCACGCCAAGGGATAAATTTAAACTCGACATACCAGTCCAGTTTTTCAAACTTCTCATCATTTGCTTCCCAGTTACGATACAGACCCAAGACTTTACTTGTGGTCTCATCAATCATTAAAATGTAAGGGGCGCGTTGTCCCTTAGTTTTGTCGTCTTCATCCAAACGCATGAAGCAGGTAATCTCATAAACACGACGTAATCCGTCAATGTTTTTAGAAGGCATGTCTTTGCCTTCGATCTTGTTGTTTGCCTTTTCAGATTGCGTCTGATCGTTTAGCGGAGCATCGGAGGTGTACTCACTGTCGATGTCAATGTAGATACCGGCTTCAACGCGCTGCAAAAATGTGTCTTCGGTAATGTCTTGTACTTCGGTTACACGTTGCGCTGTGTAGAAGTTAGTCGACGCGTATGGTAACAAGATGTTATCAATCGCTACCCACTCGCAGATTGGTCGCTTTTGTTCTTCATCCCAGCGCCACTTAAGGAACTGTGATCCACCTAGTGGCAACTGAGTGAGCAACTGCTCCATCTCGTCGCGATACTCTGGCACCTGCTCGGTTAGCTGCCAGTTAAGGAAGTTAACCTTACGATCTGCTGTCTCTTCTTTTATTCGGTCTGCTTCGCCCTTGATGTTGGACTTAACTAAACCATCGGGTGGAAGTAATTCCTTAGCCGTTGACGCAGCAAAGTCAACGCAGGCCTCTGCCATAACTGGGTGCACCACCTTGGAAGCACCGTCAAACGTCGCCCCTCCCGGTGCATCTTTTCCAAGCCCAGTTCTACGCAATCCTTCTTCATACTGTTTATCTCGTTGTGTGCGCGACTCTTTGTCGGCGTCAATTAAATCCAAGTACTCCGTTGCGAGGGCCTGTAATGTTCCCTCATCAAACGACTCTGCCAGGTTCTCGTAGAACTCTGGATTCTTACGTGGACTTTGTTTTTCTTGGTAGTTGACAACAACCGATCCGTCTTCTAGTTCAACTATTTCTTCTTCAACGTCGCCCGGTTCTAATCCCAGCGCGTCTTCGTAATAGTCCATCTCGGCATCTTGCGCCATGGCCTCTTGAATGTTTTCTTCGGTTTCAAGGCCCGGCAAATTTGCACCAGACTGAATAGGTAGTATTGGATTTGCCATTATTTTTTAATCTTTTTTGAAATTGCGCTAGCCGCTTTTTTAATTGGCTTTGCAAACGGGAGAACACTTAATCCAGCGATTCCACCAGTCAAAGCGGCACCGCCAGTTTCTCCTTGCTCTAATTGTCGTTTCATTTCTGGTCCTGCATCAACAATAGATGTCGCCATTGAAAGTGGGTTTAAAAATTGAAGTGGTAAATATTCTGATTGCTGACCTTCAAAGCCAGTTCCAAATAATCTGTCGGCTGGTCTTTCGCCAATCAAGCTGGCTATTTTGTCACGCATCCAGGTTGTAGCTGTTTGGGGTTGTGCTTGAAACGTTGGCTCAACTTCTGGCCGCTGTGAGGCCATTTGGTAGTCGTATGCCTGCATTAGTGCCCTTAACATTTCAGGGCTCATTTGATTTGTGCTGCCGCCGTCCGCAAAAAACTTGGGCTGTATGCCAGACTCTTCCATCAACAACTGTTGCGGAGTCTTTAACATGCCGGGGGAGGCGGGCGTCATGCCAGCCTCTTCCATTAACATTTGTTGTGGGGTCTTTAGAAAGTTCATTTTGAGCGGGTGGTTATTCCTATTTATACTAATGCACAAATCCAGGGGTATCCGCCCTACTGGGCGTAGGGGTTGGCAAATCGCTTGCTTAGGTCGTCGTCCACGTAACTATAGTCTCGAGCCGGTAGCGGGTCGAGCTGGATCCATCCAGAATCACGTAGAACGCGCAACGCTTGCGAGAGGGAGTCGACGTAGTCGTCGTGTCCACCAGCCTCTGGAAATGAACATACTTGACGCAGAAAACGTTTTGCCCAGTCTGCATATTCTCCTTTGCGTTGGGGTTCCTCTGGTATCCAGACTTTGCCCTTAGACACCAGCGGCGCGACAATGTTTAACCGTTGTACCTTATCGGCGCGTCCCGGGTTGTATCCCCTGACAGGCACACCAGCTCCCTGGAGCTCCTGGATCAGCGAAATACCCGCCGACTTATCTTCCATGAGGATCAGGTCCGCCTTTCGGCCCTTACCAAAGTCATTATCGGCGCCGTAAACGACCTCCTTAAAGTCGTTGATTACCTTCCTGCGTAACTCGGGGTAGGACAGGTGCTCGTCCCAAGCGTCCAGTAATATGATCGCTGTACCAGCGTCTTGTTGTTCAAACACGCCCCAGATGGTGCAGGCGGTTGGGTCGTTCATTGTTTTCTCAGAAGTCGCCGGGTCATACGACGCGATGACATACTCCAGTGTCGGAGTTGGCTTGTTGGCTGGCCAGAGCTTAAACTGTTTGCGTTTGATGATACCTGACTGTTCTGGGTCAAGGATCTCGCCATAGATCTCTTGTCTTCCAATGTCAGTTCCGTCATACGTTTCAAGCTGTTTGAAAAAAGTCTCTGAAAGGTTTGCTCGGTTGTCGTAGGACGACGCGTTTGATACGTATACATCCCCACCTACTTTCCCCTCGTTTAAATCTACAATTAATTCTTTTGGCTTGGGTGTGGTGGTAATAATCTGCTGCACTCGAGGGATGCGTGGGTCCCGTAGACGGAGGGTAAACTGTACTCCATCGTAGGCATCGTCGATGTAATCAAATGCACACAGCTCGTCAAACCACGCCCCGTGATATTGTTTACCTCGGTAGCGCTCAGGCTCGGAGGCCGGGATCCCCTGTATAAGAGATCCATTTGTAAGGGTGATTTCAAACAGGGACTTGTTGTAGTCTCGAATGAGTGACGGGGGAATGATATTGAGAAGTCCAGAGTCCCCCTCGAAACAAGTTGCACGTATATCGTTTGAGGTGGGAGCGGTGACGAGCCAGCGGGTGTTGTCATACATCCAAGCCCGAATACCAATCCAGTGGCTAGCAGTGTGCGTTTTACCCGATCCACGACCGGCAAGCATAAGAAACGTGTCATATTCGCCATCCTCTGGCTCCCGTTGGTGTGGTAGCGCCTGTAGGTGCCACTTGACCTGCCAGATGGCAGCCTCAAGCTGTTCCTTAGGCCAGTGCTTGTTGCTATCTGCGAACTTTTTTAATACAAGCTCTTGTTTTGATGTTAACGACATGAAATAAAACCCTCTCCTACGAGATAGCTGTTATCTGGCCCGTCTGTTTCGATGTGAACACAGGTCTGCGGCTGGATCTTTGTAATTTTTTCGATGTACCTACGCGCCTGGTGTACTTTTATCGGTTTAGATACCTGATTAGGTACCAGTTTTAACCTGGTTTTAAAAAATAGCGAGTAAATTTTCTTTTGTTCTGTAAAACTGAGCCGGGTCTTGCCACCCAGGGACTCAACTAGGCCCTGAACTGCCAGCGCCGTGCCATAATGTGTGGTCGAGAACCTAAACTGGTCTCTGTTTGTCGAATATTGCTGGGCCTTTGCAAACAAAATGCCACGTAGCAGCTCAATTCGCTGGTCTTTGTCCGCCAGCAGGTAGTTTGCCGGTAATTTTGTCGGAATATCTGGGGCCAACTGTGACTCTATGGTCGGCGATATGGTAAATTGGCGCCAGCCATTTTTCAAAGTCTTGCGAATCTTGACCTTGTACCCAAAATCTTTGAGTTGCTGCTCAACTTCTTCGGTTGTATCGGGGTTTGTTGTAAAATATCCGCTGGGTTTGCGGTTTATAAACCAGAACCCAAACACAAACGGCGGGACTGGTAGGGTCTGGTGGGGTAGCTCGATGGGTTTTGTGGTAGG